GGTGGCGCGCCATGGTCTGTCGTACCCTTTCGAGCTGGTGGAAGACGCCAACCCACGCGGCCGCGCTTGGCTGCAAAACGTTTTGGCTGAACCCGCGTAATTAAAGGTCGCGCATGAACCTCCTTCAACTTGTAAACCAGGCCCGCGTAGAGTGCGGCGTATCCGGTCCTACGCTGTCTTCAGCGCAGAACTTGAGCGGCGAATCTTTGCGTATCGCGGCCTGGGTCAAACAAGCTTGGATCGACATCCAAACCTCGAAAGAGGATTGGTTGTTCATGCGCAAATCTTTTACTTTCAACACAACTGCCCAGGTCTGGGAATACTCGGCAACCGACGCCGGGCTCACAGACTTTGGCAATTGGAAGCGTGACAGCTTTCGCTGTTCGACTGTGGGCTTTGACCACAAAGACGAACAGCTCATGAACTACATGGAGTGGACGACGTACAGGAACTTGTACCAGTACGCCAACATGCGTCAGACGTATGCCCGCCCCGTGGTCGTGTCGATCATGCCAAACAAGGATCTTGCTTTTGGCGCGATACCCAACCTGGCCTACGTCATCGATGGCGAATACTACACACAGCCTGTCGATCTGGTTGCTGATACTGACGTGCCTTTAATCCCGGCCCGCTATCACATGATGATCGTTTATCGGGCCATGATGTATTACGCCGGATACGAATCTGCACCCGAGGTTTTGTCGCGCGGCGACTTTGAGTTCCGCAGACAATACTCTCGCATGGAGATTGACCAGCTGCCGACCATCGTCAGCGGACCGCCTTTGGCTTAAGGAGACCGGCATGGCATCCCCATCAATGGCTCAGGTCAAATACGACATCATCCGCATGGCCGGTGGTCTTGACCTGGTCACCCCCACACTTTCTTTGGCCCCAGGCACCGCGCGCGATGCGCTCAACTTTGAAGCGTCAATCACGGGCGGCTACACCCGCATCGCGGGTTACGAACGCTTTGATGGTCAGCCAAACCCATCAGATGCCACATACAGCATTTTGACGGTTAGCTTATCGGCGGCTGTGAACGCCGCCGATACGATTGTTGGCGCGACTTCTGGCGTCACTGGATACGTGATTGTGTCGACCACCGGGCAGCTAGTTGTCACCAAAGCCACGGGCGTTTTCACCGTCGGCGAAACAATTCGCGTCAGCGGCGTGGCTAAAGGCACGGTCACTGCTTTGGGCGGGTTTATTGCCACGTCCAACAAAGACGCAGCAATATATGCCAATCTGGCAGCCGACGTTTACCGAGCTGACATTGCAGTCGTCCCGGGCAGCGGCCCAGTCCGAGGCGTCGTCTACTACAAGGGCGCGGTTTATGCCTGGCGCAACAACGCCGGCGGCACCGCCATGGCCATTTACAAGTCAACAACCAGTGGTTGGACCTTGGTCCCGTTGGGGTACGAGCTGCAATTCAACACTGGGTCAAACGAAATCACCGAAGGCATTACCTTGGTTGGTCAATCCAGTGGCGCATCGGCCGTGGTCAAACGCGTGGTTTACGCGTCCGGCATTTGGACCAGCAACACCGCCGCCGGGTATTTGGTGTTCAGCTCAGTCACGGGAACCTTTAGCGCCGGTGAAAACTTGCGCATTGGCTCTACGACGTACGCTCATGCCGTCGCCGCACAGACAGCCATCACGTTGCAGCCGAATGGCACCGTAGAGACGACGATGGGCAACTTTGGTGGCAACACTAACCAGACACGTGTTTATGGCTGTGACAGCGTTAATTTTGGTTTTGAGTTTGACGGCACGGTTTACGCCAACATCCGCACCGGCATGACCCTCGACACCCCAACCAAGGTTGCTTTTCACAAACAGCATTTGTTTTTTGCGTTCAAAGAGTCTGTGCAATTCTCAGGCCTGGGTCTGCCTTACCAGTGGAGCCCTATTTTGGGCGCTGGCGAAATTGCATTGACCAACGCCGTGACCAACTTTTTGGTCCAGCCAGGTAACCAGGCCACCGGTGCAATGGCGATTTACACGGACAGCGATACTTTCATTTTGTACGGCACAAGCTCGGCTACTTGGAACCTTGTGTCGTACAACGTGGGCACCGGCGCCAAGCCGTATACCGCCCAGAACATGGCTCAAAGCTATGTGTTCGACGACAGGGGCGTGATCAACCTGCAGACCACACTGAACTACGGCAACTTTGATTCAGCGGCCATCACGCTGAACATACGCCCGTTTGTGCAGCAAAGGCGCAACCTGGCCACCGGCAGCAGCTTGAACCGCGAGAAAGCCCAGTATCGGGTTTTCTTCAGCGACAGCTACGCCCTCTACCTGACCATCTCAAACAACAACTTGCTGGGCGCCATGCCCGTGCAGTTCCCCAATCCAGTAACCGTGGTGTGTGAAGGCGAATCGCCCGATAACGCCGAAACATCTTTCTTTGGTTCCACCAATGGATTTGTCTATCGCCTAGACGCTGGAACTTCTTTTGACGGAGAAGAAATTCCGGCCAACATTACCTTGGTGTTTAATGCAATTCGCAGCCCTCGGATCTTGAAAAGATACCGCAAAGGGTCTTTGGAAATCTCTGGCTCCAGCTACGCTGAATTTACGTTCAGCTACGACTTAGGCTACTCATCAACGGATCTTGGCCAAGATACTGGCACCGGTTACTCCAGCAATCTTGTGGCCAGCTACTGGGACTCGGTAAGTTGGGATAACTTTGTCTGGGATGGCCGCACATTAAGCCCTTCCGAGGTGGAGATTATGGGCACAGCTGAAAACATTGCGGTGCGAATTGCATCAATCTCTGACATCTATGCCCCCTTCACTGTCAACTCAACAATCTTGCACTACAGCATGCGCAGAGGACTTCGATGAGCAATTCGTTTTATACACATGGCAGCTTTCCATCCACTGGTTCAGCGGCCACATCGGCGTCCATGCGCGCAGAGCTAAACTTGGTTACAGCCGGATTTGACAAACTGCCCACATTGTCAGGCAACGCCAATCTTTACGTTGTCATCAATTCGACCGGCACTGGCTTGACTCAAACCAACACTTTGCCTGCTGCCACTTTTACAGATACCGGATTCACAATCCAGGATAATGTAGACACCGCCAAAAAGTTTCAATTCCAGGCCAGCGGGATCACCTCTGGCGCCACGCGCACGTACACAATGCCGGACCTGGATACGACCGTGGTCGGCACAGACGTTACTCAAACGCTGACCAACAAATCAATCAGCGGCTTGACCAACACTTTGTCCGCGATTGCAAACGCTTCGCTGACCAACAGCTCTTTGACGATTGGCTCAACTTCGATCAGCCTGGGCGCCACAAGTACGACTTTGGCCGGGCTGACGGGTTTAACTACATCTGCTTTTACCAACAGCGGTACAACTACACTGTCTGGCCTAACGGCGTCCACTGGGCTGGCCCTAGATGCAAGCAAAAACGTAATTAGCGTGACCAACACGGGTACGGGCAACAACGTCCTGTCTACTAGTCCTACGCTTGTAACACCTGCGCTTGGCACTCCAACATCGGCAACTCTGACAAACGCTACGGGACTTCCGCTTTCTACTGGCGTTACAGGCACCTTGCCAATTGCTAACGGTGGCACGGGTCTTACTTCAACTCCCGTAAACGGCGCGTTAGACATTGGTAATGGCACTGGGTTTACACGTACTACGCTGACAGCGGGAACAAACGTCACCATTACAAACAGTGCAGGTGGAATTTCAATTGCGTCCTCAAACCCCGGAGGCACAGTTACTTCGGTTTCAGGCACAGCGCCAGTTTCCGTTGCTACAGGTACAACAACCCCAGTAATTTCTATGGCGGCTGCTAGCGCATCTGTAAACGGGTATTTGTCCTCAACTGATTGGAGTACGTTTAACGGCAAACAGGCCGCAGGTTCTTATGTAACCGTTGGCGGGGCGCTGGGCACACCATCGTCAGGCACGCTGACAAACTGCACATTTCCAACGCTGAACCAAAATACCACTGGTAACGCTGCCACAGCTACAAACCCAGCAGGGGGCGGTACATTCATTACTTCCTCAAATATTGGGAGTCAATCAGTTAACTTTGCAACTTCGGCAACCAACGCTACAAATGCGACCAACGCAACAAACGCGACTAACGCAACCAATGCGAGTAATGCAAGTACAACTGGTGGATTTGGAGCTTCACAAACATCAGGCGTTGGCAATCGAATTGTTGTAGCGGATGCTAGTGGGTATATTAACAACACGTACTTTAATTCTAGCGACGGTTCCGTGGCGTCTGGTGTCACTGCTGTAATGGTTAAAACAGGCGATAACTACCTTCGTTCTGGTACAGCGGCGTCGGTTGCCACATTCATTAGCGGACAGTCAATGAATATTAGTGGTTCGTCCACTTCATGTTCCGGTAACGCCGCCACAGCTACCACCGCGACCACCGCATCTAGCGCAACCACAGCTTCAGCAGTTTCAATGTCTTCTGGAAGAACGGATGGAACAGCATATCCAATTGTTTGGGGTACAACGGGCAGTACGTCGCAAATGTATTCTGCTTCTGCCTGTACGATTACATCCAGCACGGGGCAAATTAGTGCGTCTATCCTTTACTCATCTGGCAACGTAACTGCATATTCTGATGAACGTGTCAAAACAAACTGGCGTGATTATTCTCCTAATTTTGTAGAAGAGCTCGCAAAAGTAAAACATGGTACATATGATCGCGTTGATATAGAACTTACACAAGACGGTGTTGGGGCGCAATCTTTACAGAAACTTTTACCCAATTCGGTTATTACAGATAAAGATGGTAATCTCTCTGTAAACTATGGCGGGGCTTCTTTGGTTTCTGCCGTGCAGTTGGCTAAACGGATAGTTGAACAGGATATTCGTATTGCTAAACTAGAAGAAATGCTGAATAAATTAGTGTCTTAATATATTATTATTAGGAATAACACATGACGATGCCATCATCCGGCGCCCTCAATATGGGGGACACATCCAGCCCAGTTTCTGTTAATTTTGAACTTGGTAAAGCTTACCCATATAAACAAACAGTGTCTATGGACGACGCGGCGGTACGCACTTTAGCTGGCGTTGGTGGGAGTGGAACAGCTTGGAACATGAACTCGTTGTACGGTAAATCTAATCGCGCAACACTTAGCTACGTATATTCAGCTAACACCGCAAATGCTTCATTAAACGTCACTAGCATAAGCGGGTATGTATCCGGTAAATCCGATATTACAATTACGGTTAACAGTGGCGTTTATGTATATTCCAACTCTACGGGAAATGCGGGCTTGGTTCTTACAGGTGGCGCGTCTGGTGACACCATTACGCTTGTAAACAATGGCTACATCCAAGGCGCTGGCGGTGCTGGAGGTTTTGGCGCTAATGCTGGTAGCGGTAGCGCTGCATTATCAATTGGATTTAATACAAGCCTTACAAATAATTCTTATATTGGCGGTGGTGGCGGTGGTGGTGGTGGCTGTTTTACTGGGTCTGGTACCGGTGGCGGTGGCGGCGCTGGCGGCGGTAATGGTGGTAATTCTGGTAGCAACGGTGCTTTTGCTGGCTCAACGGGAGGCAATGGAGGCAGTGCAGGCGGCGGTGGCGGTATTATGCCGGGTACAGGTGGGGCTGGTGGTAACGGCTTTTCGACAGTAGGTCAAGGTGGAGGTGCTGGCGGAGGCGGAGGAGGCTATAACTATAAAAGTAACTCTGGTCAAGGTGGCGACGGCGGCAGTGCCGGGAATATTGGTAGTGATGGGTATCTTATTTCCGGTTCTGGCCTAGCAGGCGGTGGCGGCGGTGGTTGGGGGGCTTCTGGCGGCGCAGCTTATCCATCAGGCGGGTATCTTGCAGGTGCTGGCGGAAACGCTATTTCTCTTAACGGCAACTCAGTTACTTATTTAACAACTGGCACAATTTATGGAGCAGTAGCATGAAAGACATAATTATTACAAAAGAACTTTTATCAGTATTGGGGTCTTGTTATTTAAATACTGACCTTAGCGTAGCAACCGAAACCGGGGGCGTATTTACAAACTTGTTTACAGCTAATGATTTATGGGGAAAACCAGAATCGTATGTTGTTGAATTTTTAACTGCGCACGGTTATTTAGAAGATTTAAACTGGTATCAAACCCAAAAGAAAACTGAAACATTTGTACGTTACAACGGAAAGGAAATCACAATGACTGATACTTACCAAGTATTTAATCCCATTACTGGACAGCACACAGAGTACAATAACGAAGATACCGCTCGCGCAGCTGCGGTTGAAATTTCTCAGCAAATATTAAATATTCACAAAATTTCTCTTTGCCGTGTTATTAAAAATGAAAACGGTGACGAGGCTTGGACCGCTGCGGAATTTACAAACCCAATTATTTCTGCGTAATCTTTTAGGTAGCGACCCATGGAAATCCAGCAATTGATTGACTCGGCTTTGGCGATTGGTTTTTCGGTGCTTGGCTGGTTTGCCAGAGAGATGTGGGCCGCTGTCAAAGACTTAAAGTCTGACCTGGCCAAGTTGCGCGAAGAGCTGCCTAAAACTTATGTGACTCGCGATGACTACCGTGAAGACATGCGGGAAATCAAAGAAATGCTGGGCAAGATCTTTGACAAG